TACCTAAAGCCATGATGAGGTCATCATGTGATCCTTTCATATGATCTGGTTTACCGTTTTTATAAACAAATTTCTTTAACTCAGCTGTTAATCTTTCACTACGTATTTTAAAACCACCTCTAGCAACCGCTTCTTCCAAAGCAGCAACAATTTGACTTCTTCTATTTTTGGATGCGAAATTTATACCAGGTGTTGAGTTGTCATCTGGAATAAAGTACATACTATTAACATCACCTTCTTTGTCATAATGGAATAACCTTTTTGGGTAATTTAATTCTTTAAGTTTTTGTGTTGATGCAATACCCATACCACCTGTGATATCAAATGTTGATAACGCATCGTACATTCTACCGTACTGGTCTACTATTAAAGCAGCGATATCTGGCGGTACTTTACCGTGATATTCTAAAACTTGTTCAAACGTATCATAATCAATAATACACATACCAGTGGCATCCTCAGAATCACCACGAGAAACATCGAGTGCCAAAATATACCTATGACCTTTTTCTGGTAATTTCCAAACCCATAAATTACTATCCCAAGCTTTATCTTTTATTATCGGTTCAATAACATTCTCTTGTTCTTGTTTTCTAATAACCTCACCCTCAATAACGTTATCACCAGACCCAATAAAGGCGCATTCCAACTCCTGGTTGATCATACGCTTGTTAAAGTTCATATCCCTACACATATTCTCATACCATGTGGAATGTGGCTTATAACCATCGGTGATGAATTTAGCAATCACATCTGGGTGTAAATCAATAGCTGATTCAATAATTTCCTCATCTTTTTCAGCTGCTGGTTTTTGGAACCAATCGACAATATCTTTTGCCTTAACTAATCTTAAATCTTTATTGAATCGTGGATCTTGCCACCATTTTAAGTGTGTTACACAGAAACTATTATCACCTTTAATCGCACCCTCATACGAAGCATAATAGATTGGATCTAGTCCATTAGGTGTTGATATTAATACAGCTTTACCACCAGTACCAATTGAGGCTAAACACGCTGTCCATAGTTCTTGTCCACCTTCAACGAAGGCAGCCTCGTCAATTAATAATACTGTTGGTGTATAACCACGCAAGGCATCTTGAGATGTTGCAACGGCTTTAATTTCAGAACCATTAGATAACCTAACATGTTTTTGTGAAGATTTATCAAATGTAACATTTACCCAATCAGGTAATTGTTTAATAAAGTTAATAATTTTATTCTGGAACTCAATAGCTGTTTCCTGTTTGTTAGCGAGGATCAGAACCTTCTCAGGTCTATCTGGACTAGCGAAGGCTGTTAAAACAGCTGAATACGCTGCTGTAACGGTTGATATACCAGCTTGTCGGTATTTTAAAACTAAGTTAAACCTATGTTTTCTATAATTAGCAACGAGTTTTCTTTGCCCATCAAAAAGTTCAAATGGTACATAACCCTCTCTAGTTTTATCGAAAGTCTCAAAATAACTTTCAATAACATAACAAGGGTCTTGAGAACATTTCGTGAACTCTAAAAGTAATTCTCTTTTATTTGTAATTTGTTTCGGCAAAGTCTATTCTTTCCATATAAATAGTTTATTATAGTCCTAAATCACTTAAATTGATGCTGTCAAGATCATCATTACTGAAATTATATTCCATAATTTCCATTCTTTTTTTCTTAACGATAGCCTCAATTTCTTTTTTAGCGTAATCAGGTCGGTGTTCAACTAATGACATAAAATCAATAAAATCTTCAGCATCTTTTTTAAAGAGATCAATTAAAATCAATTTTTTAATGTCGTAATCATCCACGTTAATTAAACCATGTAAATTACCCCACATATTTGGAAATAATCTAATATCCCATAATTCAGCGATAATCGTATCAGTATAATCAATTATTTTTTCAGCGTTTTCTTTTGGTAAACCAGCTACTGAAAATAAAGAAATAATACCTTTAGTCATCTCATGAATTAAAATAGGGAAATTCATGGCCTTTGCTATAATTTTAGGTATTTCTCCACTAAAGTCAAGCTCAACGTAACCAGCATTATTAGAATTATCGGATTCGATTTGTTGTTGGAACATATCATCACCAATTAGGTAATAAAATAGGTCATTTGCGATTAAGGATTTTTGATAATAAGGTGTGATACCAGAAACAATTTTTTCGATATCATCACGATATAGGTGAAAAATATAATGGGCTCTTAATGAGGCACCTTGGGCAAAGGCATTTATTGTTCTTCTTTTAACAATCTCAGCAACCAATTCTTCGTCATTTTCAATCTCTTCTTTTTCTTCTGGTGTCAATGGTGTTTCCATATTCATCTCTTCTGGCAATTCAATGGTACCTGGTTCCATTATCTCTAGATCAAAAATAACCTCATCATAACCCAAATTCCATTCTTCACGGATGATTTTTTCAGCCAATTCACAAAGAACAACTCTTTTACCGCTTTCCATATTGGTAGCACTAAACATCGCTGAACCAGCTGACATCATAACTTCCATCGGACTGATAAACTCTTTGGGTACTTGAAAAGTTGTTGAGTATGAATCAATGAGCTCTTTATACCTTTCTGATGCAATATTTTCCTCACGCCATGATTCTGGGTGTGTGCTTTGATCATAATAAGGTAATTTACCTAAAGGGTGGTTCCTGGTTGATAGTTTTTCGATTATTGATCTATCGATCAAATTAGGGTAGTCACCCAGCTGTAGTCCTGATTTTCTCATAAAAAAAATGCCTTGTTTATTATTAACAAGGCAAATGTAGGTAAAATTTTTTAAATAACCAAATTTTTAAGCTTTTGGTTTCCCCTTTTCTTTTTCATTCGGTTTGGGAATGTCAATTTTTGACGGGTTCTTACTTGGCGATGGGGTTTTTACTGGCGTTTCAACAGGCGCTTTTGTTGGTAAGGGCATTTGGTTATTTTTCATATTATGATTTTTTTTGTTTTTCGATGTATGCTAAAATATCAGCTTTATTTAGTTTTGGTCTTTCAGACTCTGCAATAATACGAAAGATTTCTGAATTGGCCAAATTTTCTTCAATTTTTATTTCTTCTTCCTTTAAAACATCTAACATTTTTCTTAATTCACGGTAAGCTTCTTTTTCTTTACCATCTTTTAGTAAAGTAGTTACTTTTTTAACAATCCAACCTCGATTACCTAATTTTTCTACCATGCTTTCAAACTCAATTGGGTCCATTTTACTTATGACCATATTGTTATTAGTTTCAACGGGTTCTGATTTTTTATCAGGAAATAGTGTTAGCTGATTAGGGTCTGGACCTACAGAGTTAGTGACTTTAAAATTACCATCTTGTTCCAGCGCATTTTTAGCGTCATCAAACGTTTTAATTTGTTCTGAATCATTATCAGCTATGTCGTAATGATAAACGGTATTAGCGTAATCTATCACACCTTCTTTATCTGTGGTTTCAATTTTATCGCCATTTTCATCAAAGATATCATATTTAGTGTCATCATACTTTGGTTTATTTCTTTCATTCCAAGGTTGATTGTAATATGTATACCCACCAGTTAATCTTGAAATTAACTCATCGATAGTATCCTCTTCAGTCCAGCTATTACTGTTTTCATCATTAGACTCATTCTGAACAGCGTTTTGTATGGAAGTTTCAACATCATTTTTAGTTTGCATTAATTGTGTTATCGCTTCTTTTGCTTTATCTAAAGACTGAATAGTGGCATCTGGGTTTGTGATAGCCGCATTTATTATTTCATCCGAATTTTGTGTATTATCTTCCATTACATTTTTTCTATTTCTTCTTTATTTATTATGTTAAGTAGTTTATCTCTACTATAAATTTTTTCTTTAACAGATTCCATCGTTTCAGCGTATCTAAAAACTAATCTCTCATCAATCTCTGGTGATTCAGTTTCCCAACCTAGTGCGATGATACCTTCAACACAATCATACATTGAGAATGTGTCAGAATGTATTGCCAAAGATAATTCAATATCTTCAGATTTTAACACACCAACAGTTTCCACTTGATCGATATTTGGTGGTGTTGGTGATCCACTTGATGCTGGTTGGACATCCCAATCCTCACCATATTCAATATTATCAATTCTTTTTGCAAATATGAATTCGTAGGTATTTTGGCCTTTGAAATCTTTATTTAGCGGGTTTATATAAATTAAATACATAATTATTTTACTTTATTCACTATATTAAAACTAAGTTCATTATCAAATATTAATGTTTCACCACCTGTTTCAATTTTTATATCAACAAAATATTCTTGTGGTACTAACCAGGTTGTATCCAGCGTAAAATAATTGTTATTAAATGATTTATTGGCTATCTGCCAGTCCATTATTGTTATAATAGCTGGACCTTGTCTAACATATATCCTATAATAAACGGTATTACTGACATAATATTCGGAAACGGTATAAGGTTTTCTTAAAAGAATATTAACTTTCCTTTTTTCGCCTTGAGATAACCTCTCTTCCCTTCTAATACCGCTAATACTTAAACCATATCTAGTGTCATCTAACACATCGATATCAAAATTAAAATATTTATCAGCATCTATAGGTACAAATCTTAATTTAACGTTTGGTCTTTGTGCACCATTGTAGAAAATATTAGACCAAATGTCATTATATTCTGTATAACTTGTATAAGTATTTTCATCACCATAAATATCAACATAATAAACACCTTTAGTTTTTTGGTTTACAATAAAGTTAACCCCGTTTATCGTACAATTTGGTAACTTATCCAGATTAGTTAATTTACCGTCTATCACAGAGTAGAAGAATAACCTGTTTTTCTTACCTAAATAAAATGTAACCCTATCGTCTTCAATATGATCATCATATTGTGTTTCAATAAATGGTTCAAAGAATGTCTGAGTATGTCTGGTAAATAACCCTAAGGCGAATGTTTTTTGTTCAGCGCTATAATCTAACGCTTCTATTGCATTGCTATACTTTAAACAAAAACCAAAATATGTTGTGGATCCTGTTGTAGATCCTGTTGTAGATCCTGTTGTAGATCCTGTTGTAGATCCTGTTGTGGTCCATGCCGTGTTGGTATTTGTGATATAGTTATTAACAAAATTGGTAATATCCATTTCAACATCCTCATTTCCCCAATCTAAATGTTGTGTTGCTATCGGTATGCTCCCGTTTGATACAGCACCAGGTATTGTAAAATTACTGGTATTTGTAGCTTTAACCCAATTTGATGGTTCTAAAGCATAATCCTTATTCTCTGGTATACTCGTTAACG